TCCGCGATCCTCGAATGTTTCGCAGAGATACCATTTATACTAGTTCACAAGAAATTAACGGCGCTTCCGACCAAACATCTTGGCGTACTTGCTGTGGACCCAACGAGCATCAGACTTGTAGATGCGTGACGCACGGGGCAGAGTCCGCTTGGTCAGCGTGCTGATTGCAATGAGACGGCGAATCACGGCGTGTGGGTCCTCGTGACCCTTTGACACGGCGCGACTCAGAGCCTTGTGACGGGTGGTGGGCGCCTCCACGGGATGGTAATGGTACCGGGTCAACATACCCGCCTTGAGTGGGCCGATGACCTTGGGTCCCTTGCCGATCGCACCCACGTCCTTGGTCGGCACGGGCCGCACGCGGGTCGTCCCCGCCTTGCGTGTGTACGTGTACGTCGTGCCGTCCTTGCGACGCACGGTAATGCGCTTGGCCTTGCGGTGCTGAACGTAACCGGACCGAATGATGGTTCGCATAGGTACTATGAGTCGGGAAAAAAGTCGGGGCGCTCTCTCTCTCTCGCCTCGAGGTCGTTAGCACGACCTCTCGTACCCCTTGAGGAACATTCGGAGCTTGTCCTCGCTCGACGCGCCAAAGTCATAGACCTCGTCACCCGCACTGAGCTCAATGCTTGGGTACTCGTAATTTGCGCGTAAATTCATGGTCGAATACAGGATGCTGATGGCGTACGTCTTGAGGTCCTTGATTTTCGTAAAAGGGGTCCACTCGAAACGCACGCACAGGACGTCGTCACGACCCAGAAAAGGCGCACCCGGAACAGCCTCGGCGGCCCCACCGTCGATGTAGTTGGCGTCACCAATCCTGACGCTCGAAAACAGGAACGGAATTGCGATGGATGCACAGACCGCGTCCAGGACGGACATGTGTGGTGCCGTATCGACAGAGAAGTACGTGGTCTTCATGTAATCGACGCAGTAGGCTGAGATGTGTAATTTTACAGGAAAATGGGTGTACAGTTCCTGGAAGGTCATGTCGTCCCGCTGTAAAAAGTTGATGAGTATCTTGCGGATCCTCGAGTGTCCGACGAGACCGTACTGGGTCGTCAACGTCTTTATGTTAGGCTTCATGATGCTCTTGACTGGGACGTCGAGTGCAAAATCGAGCACACGCGTCACGTCCCCTTTGGCCACGCAAAAAAGAAGGCCCAACAAGGCTCCTGCCGAAGCACCCGAGATTTCCTCGAGGTTCACCAAGTGACCATCTTTTTTGAGTTTTGAAACGACACCGAGGTACATAAAGAACCCCATGGCACCCGGACCGAAGACCAAGTGCTTCATTCTTCTATTTTTTCAGTAAAATTGAGGGAAGAAACCACGCGTCGAGGCCCACATGATGGAAAAGACGACGGAGTGGACGAGGATCGGGACGAGTCCAGTCTCTCCTGAAAAGAACACGGACGTGACGGGGGGTACGGTCAACAAGATACCCGGGCTCAAGAGGATGAACCAAAGAGCGGGAACGATGAGGTCGGCCGGGGTCATGGTGAATTTGAAAACAAATTTGATGATGGCCCAATTGAGGAGGGCAAAGACCAGTGCGTGGAACAGAACCTGTATCAAGAGGCCAGACCCTGGAGGGAGGGATAGCACGAGGCCTGGACTCAAAATGGCAAAGAGGATCGTCGGGACCAACACTTTCGGGCCCGTGATGTCAATCATTAATTTACGTCAATATTAATCTGAAACCAGTTGTGGAAGTTCTCAGGGTCGACACACTCGTCGATGACTTGGATGTTCTTGATGATGTTCCAAATCTGGACCACAACCGGATGGGGGTACTCGACTGGCTGAGAGTACAGTCCCGAATTCATAACAAAATCGACAAAGTCGTGATAAGAGGCCCTGAGAACGATATAGTTCTCATCGGCATACTGACGGATGGTCATCCAGGCGTCCAGGAGTTGCTCAGAGTACCAGTCCTGCCAGTCTTCTGGGTGCATAGGTTCGTCGAGGGCCGACTCGGCCTCTTCACCCCCAGAGTCATAGGCGTACTGGTCACCCAGGTACGCATCTCGAGAATATTCATCGTTAATTCCCATCTGTAATGGACTTGAGTCCGCTAACAGATACGGCAGCCGTCTCCTTAACTGGGACTGCGTCCTGAATCGCGTTCCAGGCGCCCTCGATCTGCGCCTCGTTTCCACCGAAAAACGTGCGAAGACCCTTGAGAATCACCTCCTTGGTGATTGAGCCCTTGGTCTTTTTTGTCTTTAAATTGACCTTGACCTTGTCCTGAACCTTGACGGTATCAATCTCGTTCTGAGCCATGTGAACAGTCACAAACTTGCGAAGATCCTTCTCGCGTTTGTTCAACGTTGCGAGATCTTTGCGAGCTGCGGCAAGCTGGGCCTTCAAAGCGACCCATTCAGTCATTGCAGACTTGAAGTCCATTTTCTGATTTTACGATAGAAATTCGTTGTGCAGACTATACGCAGGCTACGCACTCATTGATATTCCCGATCAATCTCAAACTTGGGACGCATGACATCGGGCGGGATTGTGCTGAGGTTGAAGATGCTCACTGGGGTGCGGGGGTTCAGGGGCTCGGAACGGAAGTCGCGGTTGGCGTTACGCAGAACACCACCCAGCGTCTCGGGGTAACCAATCTGGCTGCGCGGGTCCAGGTAGTTCTGGTTGCCCAGGATCTTGTCCGGACTGAACTGACCAAAGTCCTCGGTGGCCACGACGTCACGGGGAATCAGGCTGGCGGACGACACGGTCTGACCGATGTTGTCACCCATGCCAACCTCCGCTGGGGCGAGCATGGCCGTCTGGGCTGCGCCACCACTGGTCACGGAACGGTCGCCAATGTTGGCACCGGACACGGCCGCTGCGCCCTGGTTCGCCATACCGAAGCTACTACGGCCACCTGCGAACAGGAGGAACAAAATGATGGCGACGAGGACAACGATCGCGAGACCCTTGCGATTCATTTATAGTATGACGGGATATTTTTTACAAGCTGGGCCGGGGGTCCGAAGGACCCCTTTTCTCAGGTTGCATCCGGCCCCGCCCTGGAAACTTTTTTTGGGACTTGGACGGGCTGGCGCCAAACAGAGTTGCTACGCAACTCGGGGTCAATCCAAAAAGTCCGAGGGGTCCTCCTCGTCCTCGGGCTCGTCCGTGAACATGTACTCCTTGGGGGCTGGAGGCTTGGCCACACCGCGGACGCGCACCTGAAGAATGCGCCACACGGGGCCGAAGGACTTTTTCAGGAACCACAGACCGGCCAGCTCCACCACCACGTCACACTTGGTCTCGGGCTTGACGTCCTGAACGTTCAACTGATTCTTCTGAGTATCAAACACGGTCGTGGTGACCTGACCCTTGACTGACGCGAGGGACGCGCCCAAGATGCCGTCCGTGACGCTCTCCTGATACGCGTTGAGAATCGTCTCGTCTGAGAGCTCCTTGCCGAACCACTCCACCTTGGACTCCTTCGCCTTGGATAGCACCTGCTCATCAATTGTCTTGAAAATATCTAGGTTCTCGGGCACCTTGAAATTGACGGACTTGGCCTCGAGCGTGTCCTGGAGCACGAGACCATTCACCTGCTGGGTCGCGCCTGAGATGCGCAAAAAGTACCGGCCGTCGGGAAGCTTCTGGGGCTTTCCGTACTCCATCTGTAGTACAAGTACAAAAATATTCTTTAACTCTTGTAGAGAGGACAAAATGGGCACTTTGTCCACTGGGTCGTCCTGTAGCGCCAAATACATCCTGAAGGACTGTACATGTTTGACAAACCCGCTCGACTATTACTCGAACATCTGTGGGTACGTGAACAAACAGAACGGCCTGGTGTACCCATGTGACCCTGGGTGCTGTTCTGGAAAGTGCGAGACGACGATTCCAGATATTTTGTCGCAAATTGAGACTCGCCAGTCGGCTGGTATTTCTCTTCCAGCTGGATTCGGTGACAAATTGCCTCAGAGCGACGAGCCCACGCCCGTGAAGGGTGCGACGCCCATTGACGACACACCAGCCCCATCGTACAAGGTCTGGCAAATTGTGCTCATCGGTTTGATTCCGTTACTCCTTGCACTTGTGATGTCGTTTTTCCTGACTTAAAGAGTCCAGTACCTACTACAGTACAAAGAGATGGCTACTCTCGAGACTCTGCAGGCTGCGATCGAGGCTCTGACCAAGGAGAATCACGCACTACGCAAGGACGTGAAGAAGATTCGTCAGCACATTGAGGACCCGACCGGCGAGAAGCAGGCGGCCCGCGTGAAGAACAATGGCTTCAACAAGCCCCTGGGCGTGTCTGAGAAGTTGCGGTCCTTCCTGAACCTACCGGCCGATGAGAAGATCTCCCGGTCCCAGGTGACTCGCAAGATGAACGAGTACGTGGAGGCCAAGGGTCTGAAGGCGGGCCAGCTCATCACCCTGGACGAGACTCTGAAGGACCTGCTCCAGGTGCCTGAGGGTATCCAGGTGACCTTCCTGAACATCCAGAAGTACATCAACCCGCACTACATCAAGGAGGTCAAGCCCGAGGGTGAGAAGAAGCCCCGGGCCAAGAAGGCTACTGAGACTCCCGGGGCAGGTCCTTCGGACGCTACCCCTGCTGAGCCCCCAAAGGAGAAGAAGATGCGACCCAAGGTCGCCAAGCCCGCAACCGCCACTGCCTAAATGACTTAAAACAAAACCACGTGTGTAATATATCATAAACATGGAGACCTCTCAGGTCGAACAAACACCTCTCGCCCCCGTCCCCCCTCCAGAACTTTCACGTGAGACCGTGAATGCTCTGGTCGGGACCAAAGTCAAAGACCTTGCATTGTATCGTCGCTCATTTACGCACAAGTCAGCCCTGAAGCGGTATTCAGGTCTCACTGGTTCGTACGAAACTCTGGAATTCATGGGTGATTCCGTCCTTGGATTCATCATCACCAAACACCTATTTGACCTCCACGAAAAGGAACAGGAAGGCTTCCTGACAAAGGCCCGCACGAAGATGGTCCGGGGAAAGACCCTGTGTGAAATTTCAAAGAAATTGGGACTTCACGAGCACATCCTGATGGACGAGAAGGGTGAGCGCAACGGTTGGAACACCAATGAGCACATTATGGAGGATGTATTTGAGGCGTTCGTCGGTGCCATTTACCTGGACCTGGGCATGGTTCACGCCAAGCGGTTCGTCCTGGACTCGTTCACAAAGGTGGAGACGTCTTTTGTTGACGATAATTGGAAGGACCAGCTCATGCGGTGGTGTCAAGCGCTCAAGTACCCTTTGCCCGAGTACCGTCTCATGGGACAAGTGAACGGTCAGTTTTTCATCACGGTCGTCGTCAACGGCGTCGAGTGCGGGTCGGGGTTTGCTCTGACGAAGAAACAGGCGGAGCAGAACGCTGCGGAGATTGTACTTAAGACGGACGCACGATTTAAGAATAAGAATGGACCACCAAAGGTGCGTCCTCAGAGCGAATGAGCTTATTGCGCAGGAATACGCCGAACAAAGGTCTCAGGAATGGTTAGAACTCCGTGAGAACATGATCACGGCCAGTGACGTTGCAAGTGCCCTTGGCGAAAGTCACTTTGAAAGCCCAGATGCATTTGTCAAGAAAAAGGTGCTTCGAACCAAGTGGGCAGGGAATGCAGCGACGGCGCACGGCACGCTCCTCGAGCCGATCGCCCGCGACCTGTACGACAAAAAGTACGGACGCGTGTCCCATGAGATTGGACTCGTGCAACATCGAGACTATCCCTGGCTCGGGGCGTCACCTGACGGCGTCACCGAGGATGGTCTCCTGGTGGAAATCAAGTGTCCTTTGTCACGCAAGATTGAGGCGAATGTTCCGAAACACTATTGGCCCCAAGTCCAGCTTCAACTCGAGATTACCGACTTGGAAGAGTGTGATTTCGTGCAGTATAGACCCGCCAGCTCCGAAGGAGCTGTTGTGCACAAGCCAGAAGAGTTCGTCGTGGTGCGCGTGCAAAGAGACCGAGAGTGGTTCAAACGCGCTTTGCCCGTGCTCGAGGCTGTGTGGCAACGAGTGCTCAAGGGGCGGGCAGAGGGCCTGTGCGAGATCTTGGACGACCCAGAAACCGTGTCCTGTCAACGCCACGTCGTGTGTGAGGTCTTGTAGGTCCAACCATGGACAAACCTCCTCGCAAGCCTCCAACCTGTAGCACGTGTGGCGCAACTGGTCACACATCTGCGAGTCAGAAATTTCACCCAACACCAAAGGAGGACGTGTATACCCCGGACGCCCTTCGGTACTTTTATCAGCTTCATAAACAGTATGTTCTAAGTGTTGATGAAGGTGAGAAACTGTACAAAACGAAGATTCGGCGTCCAAATATGCCGGAGCATATAAGCGAGAACATTATCAAGTTCATAATTCAAAACAAAATAGGGGACAAGACGGCGACCTGGAATTGCAAGGGCGATCTATTCTCCGAGCGCGAAGGTAAACAAGAGTGCAAATGTTTCACGTCGGACGGACCGCCGTCATTCACACCCACATCAAACTGGGACGTCATCTACTTTCTCGATGCGCGGAAGTGGGTCGATGACTCTTTTGTACTGTACAGGGTGGGCCTCAAACAGGCGAGTCCTGAGTGGCGCGCAATCAAGGTGAACAAGGAGACGACATTTGGTGAACACGCCGATGGAACGCGCCGACCGCGAATCACATGGGAGGCTTTGTACCCTCAGATAGCCTCCCATTGTACCAAGGTGTTCGAGGGGTCGTTCGAAGACATATTCAAGATGCCAGAAGAGGAACCAGTCTCTGTGCAATCAGACGCACGACCGGAACAGACACCGCGTTCCCCGCAAGCTTGTACAGATGTGAATCAGCCATCGTAGGAAGTTTATATGTAATAGGAAATCCCTGAAAATTGAAACACTCGCGTGGCGTCAACTTGCGTCTCCCCTTGTCGTCTCTGATGATAGGCACGTTGTGTCCACCCCCTCCCATGTTTGCCGTGAGCGTCGGACACTCTGACGACTTGTTCTCGCGAACGTAGACCCTCCTGTACTGATAGATGGTGTTTGGCTTTGTGACTGCATCTGAAACAAGGCCCCACGTACTCGACGCCTCGGTATAATAGTACTTGGTCGGGATAGTACTCTCGAAAAAGTTCTGGACCGGCTGTTTCGGAACTTCATCAAATTTCAGATTGAAATTGCAAGGACCCTTGATACCGATGATGTATATACGCTCACGGTGCTGAGGAACGCCTGTAATCTTCGCCGTATTGAGGACTGCCCATGTCAACGTGTACCCCCGTTGTTCGAGGTTCTCCTTGATGGTCGAGAACGTGCGTCCTTCGTCGTGAGTCAGGAGGTTCTTCACATTCTCCAGAACTATGCACTTTGTTGAATGGTGATCTATAATTTCTAGAATTTTCCAAAAGACGTTCGCTCGTCGGTCGTTGAACCCTTCCCGGCGACCTGCTATACTGAACGGTTGACACGGGAATCCACCTGTCAATATATCGTGCGCGGGAATGTCCTCGACACGAATGTCGTTCAGGTCTCCCAACGTAAGCTTGTGTGTGAAGTTTTCGTCGTATATAGTCTTGGAATGGGCACACATATCATTTGCAAAGACCGTCTGTACACCCTGCTCACCAAACGCAAGTGAAAAAGCTCCAGTTCCTGCAAACAAGTCAACGAGACGAAGTGTCATGGTTTAAAAGTGTGCGCTTTCTCTAAGCGTAGAGATGGAGCCGAGCCAAGCGACTATGGACTCGTACACACAGGTCTTTGCCAAGAA